ATCGCTGACCATCGCGCGCGCGTCGCTGCACAATGACACGCCGCTGTCCGACATCGCCGAGGCCGCAGACGCCGCGCTCAACGAGGCGCTGACCGGCGGCGACGCCGAATTGCCCGGCGCATCGATCGGCAGGCTTTTCCGCGAGGCGCTGGACGACATTGAGGCTGAACGGCGCGGCGACCTGCCCCCGGGCCTTGAATGCGCCTGCATCCCCGACCTGACCGACGTGATCGGCGGGATGCGTGCGGGTGAGGTCACCGTCATCGCCGGCCGCCCCGGCATGGGCAAGACCGCGCTGGGCTTGTCGATTGCGCTGGGCGTCGCCGAGAAAGGCCATGGCGTCGCCTTCATCAGCCGCGAAATGAGCCGTGGCGAGCTGGCCAAGCGAATGCTCGCCGATCGCATCTTCGATCATGGCAACTGCCCCACCTTTGATGACGTGAAGGCCGGCAAGTTCACCCAGGACGATTACCGCAAGATTGCCGCCGCGCAGGCATGGGCCGACAAGGCGGCGTTCGAGGTTGTCGACAAGGGCGGCGCCAAGATTGGCCAGATCATCATGGCGCTGCGCCGGCTCAAGCGCCGCATGGCCGCGAAGGGGCAGATGCTCGAACTGGCGGTGATCGATTACCTGCAACTGGTCGAGCCGGACAAGAAGACCGAGTCCCGGGTGCAGGACGTTGGCTATGTCAGCCGCAAGGTGAAGCAGGCCGCCAAGGATCTCGGCATCCACATCATTCTGCTGGCGCAGTTGAGCCGGGCGGTCGAGCAGCGCGAGGACAAGCATCCGGTGCTTTCCGACCTTCGCGACAGCGGCGAGATTGAGCAGGATGCCGATAACGTCGTGTTCGTCTATCGCGAGGAATATTACCTCAAGCTGTCCGAGCCCGGCCGCGAGAAACCCGGCTACGAGGCATGGCTGACCAAGCTCGAAAACAGCCGAAACAAGATGGAAATCTACTCGGCGAAACGGCGCAACGGAGAGACCGCGCGCCGGCATCCGTGGTTCTTCCTTGCCAACCAGGCGGTGCGCGGAAGCCGGTATTTTGAGGATAGGCGCTGATGAGCGGGCGCGCTTGGTATAGCCATTATCCGCTCGATTTCCTTGGCGGAGTCGTCGGGATGCCGCCGGAAGAAATCGGCGCCTATGTCGTCATCATCGACCTGATCTATGCGCGTGGCGGGCCTATTCCGAACGATCCGCGGTGGCTTTCCGGCAACATGGGCGCGTCGCCGCGCAAGGCTTCGGCGCTGGTCGAAAGGCTTGTCGAGCGCGGAAAATTGCACCTTGAAAACGGTCTGATTTCGAACCGCCGCGCAGCCGATGAACTGGCAAAATCGGCCGAGTTTTCTTCGAAACTTCAAAACTCGGGACAAATTGGAGGACGAAAATCTGCTGAAAAGCGCGTCGCATCTCAAGAAAACAATGAGTTAGGTCAAGCCAGCCTCAAGCAAGTAACAGGACATAACAAAGAGATAGAAGATGATGATGAAGCGCGTGCGCAAGCGCCTGCAAAATCGCTTCCCGACCGCCTCTCCGACGCCGAGCCGGTCGACCTGTCCGACATGCAAACGCTGGCCCAGGAATGCGCTCGCGCCGCCGGCACCCGGCAGGTCGACCCGGTGCAGTTCGGGCGGGACATCAACCTGTGCCGCGACTGGATCGCCGCCGGCGCCGACGCCGCGCTGATCCTCGATGAAATCAGGGGAGGCGTGGTGGCTTGCACCGAGCCGCGAGGGGTCTCGTCGCTCCGGTATTTCGACCAACGCATCCGCACTGCCGCCGCCAAACGAAAGGCTCTCGAAAATGGAACAGTCCCGCCAATCCCTCGCGGTCAGCCCGCCGACGAACTCACGCAGCGCGCTCTCGCCCGGATGGAAGCCCGCCGTGCAGCAGCCGCCGCCGATCCCGCAGGGGGTGTGGGATTGCTTGGGTGAGGGTGACCGGCTGATGGCCATGACCGCCCTGCCCGATAGCCTCACCAATAAGCACGCCGCCTGCCTGGCGCGCGCCGCTGCCGACCTTGCACCGCCAACGCCAGATCAGATCGACGCGGTGATTGTCAGCCTCGCCGGCAAGCCGATGCAGGCTAAGACCGGGGTTGATGCCGCCGCGCTCGATGCCGGGTTTCACATCGGGCTTGATGATGTTCCGGCCGACCTGCTTGAGTTGGGACTCTACCGGGCCTGGAAGCGGCTGACGTTCCGGCCGCAGCCGAACGAGTTTGTCGAGCTTATCGCCGACGAGCTGGCCGCGCGCCGCCGCCGCCTCGCCCGGCTCGGGGGCTGATTGTGGGGCTGCAATCCAGCCTCGCCCGGCACGTCCCATCTGGCCCGAAAACGCCCGCCGAGATTCGCGCCGAGTGCAAGGCGGCATGGCATCGCGACGGCGTGATCTGCCTGAACCCGGAATGGATTAGCGGCTGGGGCGAGCGGCAGCAGTTGATCCAGATCGCGGAAAAGCAATTCGGCAAGAGGGGAAAATGACCATGACCATCGCCGGCCAGATGAAGGAATGGGAACGCGAACCCGAGCGCGTTGCCGCGCTGATTGCTGCGGACCAGCACGACAAGCACGAGCGCCAGATCGCCATGCTTGATGTCGAGGGCGAGCGCCGGTTCACCAAGCCGACGCCGCTGGTTGCCGAGCGCCGCCGCATCGCCGCCAACGGGCACAGCGAGGCGGAATGCACCGACACGATTGGCAAGATGTGGGCATGGGGCCTGCTCGACGGCGGGCGTTATGCCGCCGACCTGCTGCGCGACGCGGGCCGCCGCTACGCCGCCGCCTACTGGTATCGCTTCGGTCAGGTCTGCCCAAGCATTGCGGCCTATTCCGACATGACCCGCGGCAGCGGCGGACCGCGCAAGACGTTCATTGCCGACGAGGCGATCGACATGTTAATCGAAGAACGCTTCCGGGCGCGCGACAAGGCGCTGACTGACACCCGAGCCAAGCGGCACGTCGATCTCGTTTGTGTCGACGGCGCCGGTGATAATGACCCGGGCTGGCTTGTCGACTTGATGACGGGATACCTTGCCGAGACGCGAGCGCTGCGGGTCGAACTTCTGTCGTTAGAACTGGCTCTGGCCAATGACATGCCGGCAAAGGACATGCTCAAGGCAAAGCGGGCGCACGACGTTGCGCGAAAAAAATTATCAATTAAAATCAATGCTTTGCGATCCAGTCAACTGCCGCAACCGGTCGTCGACAGTATCAGGGTCGGGCTTGCGGCGCTTGCCGATCTGGATCGGGCCGAGGGGTTCCATCGGCCGAAGCGTAAGCAGGCTGACGACGCAGACGCTTGACCAGCGGCCCGTCGTGTGAAATATCAACCGGGCCACACCTGCGCCAAGAGCGCAAAACTCGAAACGTAAGGTGTTGAAATATATCGGTTAAGATTGGCCCGCCCCTTCTAAATCGTTGCGAATCAGCCAAAATTGCGTTTTTTGACATATTTATTTTCAGCCCCGTCAGCGCCTCCGCGCCGGCGGGGCTTTTGCATGAGGTTTCCACATGGCCAAGCGCAACACGACATCGCCCGATGAGGCCAGGTCGGTCGTCACCGCGGCGCTGACCGCGACCGGCGCGACCGGCTCGTCGGCGTTCTTCCTCGGCGGCATCAACGTCGCGGTGTGGGGCACGTTCGCCGGTACGGTGCAGATCGAGCGCAGCTTCGATGGCGGCTCGACCTGGCTGGTGCTCGATCAGGATTTGACTGGCACCGACCTGACCTTTACGGCGCCGAAGTCGCTGATCGTGGAAGAAGTGGAATCCGCGGTGCTGTATCGCGCGAATTGCACCGCGTTCACCAGCGGCACGATCAACGTGCGGATCAGCCAGGGCTAACAGCCAATGGCTACCGGCGATCTCATTCAATTCGAGGTAATGAACGACGCCGCGCTGCCGAACGGCGGCAACATTGACGGCAATGGCGTCATTGCGCGCCTGCGGTTTGAGAACATCAGTGCCAGCGCTACTTTCGACGCCACGAAATTCAGCTTTCTCTGCGCCCGCCCCGGCTTCAATCAAACTAAGGTATGGAGCGCCGGCAACGTCGTCGATGTCATCAACTGCCAGGGCCTGCAGCGCCAGCCATTCCCGAACGGCACGTTGTTCCTCACCAATGCGGTCGGTGCTGATCTCGATGTCTATATCGCACTGTCGAACACCGTGTTCATCATCGACACGATCAGCAGCGTCGCGGTAACTTCCGGCTTTTATGGTGCCTGCACCACCAGCACCCTCGCCACCGGCACCAATTCATCGACGCTGCCCTACCCGCTGCCAATCGCCGCGCCGCTGCACGAACCCCATGAATATCTTGGCCCCACCGGCACCTTCGCCGCCGAATGGGCCGTCGATCATTGGAGTGCTCGCGCGGGCCAGACGGTTGCCGCGGTCGAACCCTATATCACCGCCAACGCGGTTTCCTCGGCAACGGCCACCACCATGTCGCTGTCGTCGCGCTTCACCACGCCGTTCCCGATTCCCTGCTACAAGGCCAATATCGCCCGCACTGGCCTGACCGATGGCGCCGGCACGCTCGACGCCAAGATTTATCCTTGGGTATGGGGCAGCGCGACGCCTTGGGACACCGCGACGCAATGCGAAGCGTGGCCGACCAAGAACACGCCCGCCGGACTGCCCGTCTGCATTGACAGCGATGGCAGCGACGCTCTGGCCTATTGCTACGTCGACCCGGCGGGCCTTACCACCGGCGCAACCTTCAGCACCACCTTGCCCGCTCCCGGCAGTTATGTTCTCGGCGTCACCCCAGCCTTCGCGACGATCGCCGCAGCCGCCACCGCCGGCAAGACCTGGAACTTCAACGGCAGTAACCGTGCCCGGCCGCACAATGATATTGGTTCGCTCTGCATCCTGATCCCCGATGGCGTGCTGCTCGATGGCCTCGGCGCCTCGATGACCAGCCAGACAACCTACAATCCCGGCCGCCGCCCCTTCATCATCACTCGCGCGCCCGGCGCCAACGTCGCAACAACTGGCCTCACCCGCCTTACCACAGGCACCATCGTCACCGCGCCCTCGCGCCTCAAGCTCGAATGGATCAGCCTCACGCCCGGCGCGGCCGGCGCCACTACCCACACGCTCATCGACATGAACGCCGAAGGCGCGGCCACCACCGCGCGCACCGCCGCTAATGTCTGCACGCTGGTTGCTTCGAACTGCATCGGCGCCGGCGGCAACGATAACACCAACGCTGTCTTCAGCCGCCGCGGCTACACCTGGCTGCACAACTGCAACCTCGCTGCGTTCGGTAAAAATTCGTTCGTTTCCAATGCCGGGCTATTCGTCGGCATCGCACAGGTGCTAGGCTGCACCCTCGATAACCGCACCAACGACGGAATTGCCTCCGTCGCCGTCGCCGCCATGGCCGCGACGATTATCGGCGGGAGCCGGATCTACAATTACATTACCCCGCTTGAAGTCTCGGGCGCAGTGCAGCCGCAGCTCGGCGCGATGAAGTGGAACACCCGTTTCGACATTGCCACCGTCGCCAGCGCCGATCGCATTGATCTCGGCAACAAGAACGGTATTGGCGCACGCGGCAGCTCGGCGATGAACCTGCTGGTGCGCCAGACCGCCGCCGCCGGCACGCCGGGCGTGATCGATGGCGGCGAGGTCGGCGCGCTATATTGCTCGGCCGATTTTGAATCCGGTCCGACTGAAGTGCCCGCGTTCCAGAACATGCTTATCACGCATGTCACGGTGGCTGGCGGGCGGTTCAACATCGGCTACAATGAGATAAATGCCGTTCGCGTCGCGAAGTTCGGGCGCCTTCGATTTCTCGCTGCCGATCGTATCAACACCAAAATGGACTATCATGCGGGGCCTGGCACCCCCACGCAATCGGGCGCCCGCACCGGCTCAATGGCATTTCGCGCCGGCACCAGCAGCGAAGGCGTCCGGCTGTCGCAGTCGGACAGCCAAGCCAGCAGCGCACCCGGCTATGCCAATTGGGTCGGTGAATTTGCCCGGCGTGGGCAGGCCATCAACATCGGCTTCGGCAATATGTATGTCAGCCGCACCGATCTTGCCGGCACCAATGTCGCGGGGAACGATGGCGACTATACTCCGCTGGCCGCGCTTTTCGGCGCAGTGCCGTCTGGCGCCGCCGCGATCGCCTTCGATCTCGTCGGCAACGCCCGCCGCATAGATGGCACAGGTGCAGCGGGCGCGATTGAGCGACCGGCCGACGCCGCTTCTGGCTGGCCCGCGCGTGGTATTCGCGGGGCCATTCGGGCGGCGCCAAAGATTGCAGTGTCATCGTCTGCTGCGCAGGCGGCGTGATGGCCACCCGTAAGCCCGCCGACCCAAGCGCCCGCCTGAAAATCCTTCAGGCGGCGCTCAAGCAGATCAAGAATGGCGACACGCTCAACGCCGACGAGATGGCCAAGGCCGTTGGCATGACGTGGCGAAACCTCAAGCTCATCATCGACAGCGACCCGGATTTCCCGATTGTCAGCCGCGGCGCCGAAGGCATCGCCTGGCAGTTTAACGCCCGCAAGGCGGTTGAGCACATGATCGGCAAGTGCAACGCCGCTCTCGGTGAACTGCGCAGCCGCGCCGAGCGCATGAGCCGGCTGACCGGCTTTGAGACCGAAAAGGGCGCGACGGCCGGCGACTTTGACGACGAGCCGCTCAGTGCCGGGGAATTGAAAAACCTGGGTGACGCGCAAATGGCGGCGCACCGGCTGAAGCTCGCGCAAGGCAAGCTCATTCCGGCCGAGAAGGTTAGGGCATTTCAGATGGCCTACCACGCGCAGATGCAGGCCGAAACGCTGGGCATCGTAGCGCACCTTGATCCGGCCGGGCAATGGCCGGTAGATCTGCGGCGCTCGGTCGAGGATCGGATGCGGACAATCCTTGTCGAGTTGCAGGACCGCATGGCCGCCTTCCTCAGTGGCTTCGGTGCGCAGAATCCGGCGTGAGCTTGAAGCCGATTTCGAGCAACTTGCCCGCGACGGCTTCTGCGCCGATCCGGCTGAGATCGCGCGAGACGGGCTTGGGCTGCTCACGCCGCCCGAGCGCATATCGGTTACCGACTGCGCCGCGAAACACCGGCTGATTCCAAATAGCCAGGGCGGCGCGCGCCTTTGGTCAGCGACGTTGATGCCGTACATCAACGAAATCCAGAACGGCGTTGAGGCCGAAGATCGCAAGTCAACTGCCGTGGTCGGCCCGGCGCGATCCGGCAAGACCATGGGCGCCGAAAACGTGCTGTTCAAGCGCATGAAGTTCGGCCCGGTCACCGATGTACTCTGGTATGTGCCGCCCGCGCTGGTCGATGATTATATCGATACGACAGTCACGCCACTGTTCGATCTGCACCCTGACGTTGCCGCCAAGGTTGGCCGCGGAAAATCGGACAACAAGCGAAACCTGAAGCGCTTTGCCGGCAAGTTCCTGCTCTGGCTGGCGGCGCAACAGGCCAAGTTCGTCGGCAAGCAGGCACCGCTCATCGTGGTCGATGAAATCGACATCCTGCCGAAAAAGCTGCGCAGCAACATTCGGCAGCAGATCAGTTTTCGCCAGCGCGCCTTTGGCGTTGCCGGCCGCAGCTATCTCTGCAGCCACCCCGATGCAGGCTATGTCGACGGCATCGCCGCGATCTGGCTGGAATCCACCCGGGGCATGTGGTTTTGGCCCTGCCCGCATTGCAGCCAGTGGTCGAGCCCCTGCCCCAAGGCAGATTGGCGGATGCGGCTCACGTTCGAAAGGCCAAAAGGAATGGCCGAGGCCGAAACGCTCGATCATGTCCGCGACAAGGCCGGGATGCTCTGCCCGCACTGCGGCAGTGTCATCGGCAACGACAGCAAAGTGGCAATGAACGCCGCCGGGAAATGGGTTCACGATGGCCAGACCATCGCGCTTGATGGCACGGTCACCGGTCAGATCCGGCCGAATGACACCTTCGGCTACTGGATTCACGGCACGATGTCGCCACTGGTCAGTTGGGGGCAGCTTGCTCGCGATCTGGTCAGCGCGCAGCTTTATTTTGAGCGCACTGGCAAGTCTGACCGCCTGAAGGAAGAAACCTGCAAGGCAATGGGTGAGGTCTATGAAGGGCCGACCGGGCGCAAGGTTGACGCGAAGCGGCTGCGCGAGCGCATGGATGCCGGGCAAGCGCTGGCGCCCGATGATCCGCGCCACAAGGTTGGCGAGGTTCCGCCTTGGGTGCGCTTCATCACCGCTGCCGTCGATGTCGGTGGCAACAAATTCGATACTGCCTTTTGGGGCTGGGGCGCGGATCGCGAATGCGCGCTGATCCAGCGTGAGACGCTGACCGCTGCGCTCAGCGGCGAAAAGCTGCAACCGCCGTTGGTGCAGGCACATTGGGACATGCTGAAGGCCCGCGTGCTTGGCATAAAGTTTCCGATCAAGGGGCGGCCGGGCTGGTATCTTGGCGTAGCGCTGATGACCTATGACACCAACGGGGCGCCGGGCACGACCGATCAGGCCAAGGAATTTGCGCGGCGCATGATGCTCGATCCCGCTTCGGGCCAAAATGGCTATCGCGTGCGGCCGATCCGCGGAGCGCAGCGCAAGACGGCACCGGAAATCGGCGTGCCGCGGGAGGTCAACCGCGACGCCGCCGGGCGACCAATTGAGCCCTCGATCTACGTCACCGATCTCGGTGTGTTTGAATTGAAGAAGACAATTTCGGAACGGCTTGGCGTAGATGCGCCCGGCCCGGGGTATATTCACCTGCCGGTCGGCGGCGATCCCGCCTGGGCCGATGAGCTGACCAATGAAACCATGGTCGATAATGAGTTTGTGCGGAACGGACCAAACGAGACTTTCGATTTGCTGGTCTATGGCGAAGCGGCGCGGCAGATGCTCAAGCCCGACCGCGCCGAGATCGATTGGGACAGCCGGCCGCCGCCCTGGGCGCGGCCCGAGAAGCTGGCGGCAATGCCAGACACGAATACGATCGCCGTGCCGGCGCCGCCGCTCACACCAGAAAAGGCGCGGGCGGAAAAGCGCGAGAAGCTATTGAAAAGGATCGCTCGATAATGGCCGATTTGGCTACCTTGCAAACCCGGCTGACGGAGGCCGAAACGGCGCTGCACGCGCTGCTGACCGGCTCGCGGGTGCAGGTTGTCGCGCGCGATGGCCGTCGCCTTGAATATACCAGCGCAGCCGGCAGCATTAACCAGCTTCGCAATTACATCGGCCAAATGCAGGCTGAAATCGCCTCGCTGACCGGTGTTGCATCAACCGACTGGCGGCTCAACCGCCGTGCCGGCCGTCCGGTGTTCGGCTGATGGCGCCCCCGATGAAGCGGGCCGGATGGCTTGGCACGACGGGATTTGAAGCGGCATCGCGCACCAGCGTCGAGCTTGGCCAGTATCGCCCGGCGCAGCGCAGCCCGGATGCCGCACTGCTGGAATCGCGTGAACTGGTCGATGACCGGCTTCGCGATCAGGAGCGCAATAACGGGCTGGTCTATACCGCCGTCGATCGCAAGATCGACACCGTGGTTGGTGCCGACATTCGCCCGCGCGTGCTACCGAACTGGCGCGTGCTTGGCATCACGCAGGAAGCGGCGCGCGATCTCGGCAAGCAGATCGAAGCGCATTGGTCGGTCTATGCCAACGACCCCGACAAGATGCTCGATGCCGGCCGCCGCATGAATCATGGCCTGATGGCGCGTGTGCAATATTGGCATTGGCTGGTCGATGGCCGCAACGCAACGATCCCGCTGTGGTTGCCGCGCTATGGCGCCGACTATGGCACGACCTTCATGGTCATCGACCCGCGCCGTATCAGCAACCCGGATGGCAAGCCCGATAGCAAGATGCTGCGCGGCGGCATCGAACTCGATCGCTACGGCGCTCCGGTAGCCTATCATGTTCGCGAGCGCAATCCGGGTGACATTTACGCCAACGGCAATGACTTTCGGTGGGAGCGCATACCGGCGTTCACCCGCTTCGGTCGCCGGCGCTTTATTCACGGCTTTGCGCAGCGCCAGGCCGAGCAGACGCAAGGCCGCTCGCCGCTGCTTGCCGTGCTGAAGAAGGGCAAGATGTTCGAAAAGCGCGACGATCTCGAACTGCAGGCCGCCGCGCACCTTGCCAGCATGGCGACCTATATCAAGTCGGAGGTTCCGAGCGAGGCGCTGTTTCGAATGCTCGGCGACGCGCCGACCGGCAGCGAGGCAATGCCCGCCGAAATGGTTGCGAATTTCATGGAGTTTGCCGCCGATTACTACAGCCGAACGAAATATATGGTAAACGGCGTGACCGTGCCGCACCTGTTGCCAAACGAGGAAATCGGCACGGTGGAATCGCAGCGCGCCGGTGCCGATTTCGTCAATAGCCAGCAGGCATGGCAGCGTTATTTTGGTTGGGCGCTGGGAATGCCTTACGAGCAGATCAGTGGCGATTTCAGCAAATCGGCCTATGTCGGGATGCAGGCGGCATTCAACGAGGCACACAAGAACGTCACCAGCGATCGCGCCATGTTTGGCGATCAAACACTGACGCCGCAGTTCGACCTTTGGCTCGAAGAAGCGATCGATGATGGCGTCATCCAGTTGCCGGCGCCGCTTACCGACTATGCCTCATGCCGCAAGGCGCTGCTTGATGGCCTGGCATGGATTGGCCCGGGTCGCGGTACGGTTGACCCGCTCAAGACTGCCAATGCCAAGCGCGTCAATCTGGAAACCGGGATCGAGACGCTGGAACAGCAGCTCGCCGACACGAACATAGACGCCGAAGATCACATTGCCCAACTGGCGCTTGAGGAACAGATGCGCCGCGATGCGGGCCTGCCGTCGATCTTCAAGAACGCCGTGCCGCCGGTCGACCCGAACGCGCCAGATGCGCCGCCCGAGCCCGGCTATGAACCCGCAGGAGCGCCGGCATGACGATTCCCTATCCTCTGCTGGCGGCCCGGCTGTTCGATACCCCGCTGATGGCGCACCCCGCCAAGGCGCGGCAGGTTGCCCGGGTGCTGATGACCCGACAGCGCCAGCGTGCCGGCGGCGACGCCGTGGCCGTGGTCGAGACCACGACGAACGCCTGGGGCGAAGTCAGCATGTCGGTGCTGACCGAGACCGGCCAG